CTTTAGATTATGTTTTCGCCAACACACGCAATCTGCTTCTTGGCGACGATGGATTGAGCGTAGTCCGTCGAGGCGCATTTGTACGCGAGCGCCTTAGTAGCCCCCGGAACCTAGACGCCCTTGGGATGGAGACTAAGATTCGCGTCTCCGAACGTCTTATTGATGCTGAGTTCTGTTCCGGGCGCTTTTACCGAACCACCATTGGTATCGTTTGGGGCCCTAAACTCGGCCGCGCCATGGCTAAATGCTATTGGCGCGAGCTCTACAAGGGCGCCGACGATGAGAGCTGGCTACGTGCTGTTTGCCTGAATATTGAGGCTGATGCCAGCTTCCTCCCCTTTCTCGGACCATCCGCGCGCAACATACTTGAGAAAATAGGCCGAGAAGGACCATTGGCCAAACTTGATCGCCCCAGCCTGCTGCGTTCCAAGACGCGACCCCATCTGACTCACGAGGGCTGGAGCGACCTTTGCAGTCTCTATGGCGTGGACCGCCAGACCATGGAGCGAGCATCCCGGGAGTGGGCCACTCCCAAACCCCATCTGCACACCGGTGCGATCTATGAGTTGTTCACTCGCATCGACACGGATGCTCTCAAGCCGGGCCGCGTTTATAATACCAGCTACGCGCGTGACCAGGAAATCACGCTCCCGGCTAGCCTGGCGGCTGCGATAAACTTCACGTTTTTCCACCAAGACGCAGTCCCACGACGAATGCCCCAGCGATGAGGAGCAGGAAGAGGAGGAGGTCGACGCTCTCGCCGACCTACTCGCGGTAAGAATTCTGGAGCTACTACACGAACACTTAAGCGAGTCATGCGCGCTATGTCGCGCGGCGGGGCTCCGCCCGGCCGCGTCGTCGGCGCGCCCGCCGTCGCCCCCGCCGGACCCTCAGGCCCGCCGTCTAATGTCCGCCGCAAGACGGTTGGCCGCAAGGGAACGCAAGTAGTGCCCTACCTCGCCAGTCTCACCAATCCCTGTGGATTAAAAGGAATCAAGATCCCCGACGATGAGATGGCACCATCCTCTGGCTTCCAAACATACACTGAGTACACCCTGACGCCTGACGCCAGCACGGGTTCTTTCGTGACTGGCGCCAGTCCCACCTGGCACAATCATCGCCTTTCGTGGACCAATACCAACGGCGTGTTCACAGCCCCCGTTGGCACCGACGTTGCCAACTACTCGACGCTCAGCACTCTTTACTCAGGCATTCGATGCGTTAGCATGTGCCTGAAGGTCCAATACATCGGCGTTACCAATCAGATGTCTGGCCAAATGCAGGCAGCCTGGTGTCCCCGCAACGGTAGCGGCAACAACATTGTCGCCGCCGCTTCCCTCCAAGGCTACCCTGAATACGACTCCTTCCCTACCACAATGGGACTTGAAATCCTCTGGAAACCCCAGGACTCTCAAGATCAGGAGTACCAGAATCCCAACGCCTCCCCTAATTTCCTTCCAGCTGGCGGCACCGTGTCCTTGCCTGTCATTCTCGTCACTGGGAATGGCTTACCCAACACCGTGTGTGTCCGGTGCCAGATTTATGCCAACTGGGAGTGCATCCCCCAGCAATCGGTGGCCAACTTTGTACAAACTACTCCATCGACTGCCAATCCCAAGCAGCTGGCCAAAGCCTCAAAGATCATGACCGCCTACAAACTGGTCCGTCCCATACTCAGTGCCGCCGCAGGCGCCTCGAGCATGATACCCGGTTATGGTCCTATCATTGCCGCTGGGGGGTCACTCGCCCTCTCGGTCGCCGACTTCTTCACAAGCCGGCGCCGCAAGTGAACACTCGTAG